AATCTTACCGGTGCTGATTACAGCCCGGCGGTATGAACCCAATACGTCAGTTTCAAAGTCAGGGTGCTATCATCGGAGACATTGCCCCCGATTTCGCCGTCCCCGGTATTGAACAACTGGATCTTTTTATTTACTGCAGCGGTAGCGGTGAACGTCGGGATATCCGCCGCCTGAACGATGGCGACTTGATCCGCCGTTTGATCAATGAACCCCGTGGTCTCGATAGCGGCGGTAATGTCCCGCCCGTCTGCGTACTCCAGAACAAGATTATCGGCGGTTTCGGTGAACACTTCCGATCCGTAATTGAGAATCAGCGTGGCGCTGGCCAACTCAATAATTTTATCGGCGCCGGCTGCGGCGAGTACCTGCTTCGGAGAGGCCCGCAACGCTTTGACTTCTGCGGCGGTAAGGGTAATCGAAGTGCTTTGCAAAGTAGAGAGCGAATCAAACCCTACACTGGCGACCCCCGTGGCCGCTCCGGTGGTAGACACGGCCCACCCGGTAGAATTCACCGCCGCCGTAGCCGATCCGTCACCTACAGTGGTAACTCCCGTGGTGGCCAGCGCTCCGGCGGTGGTAGCCCCCACCATAGTCACGGTGCCGTCCTGGTTTACCGAGAATGTTCCTGCCTGGCCGGAAGAACTTACCACCAGGGGGTCCGCATTCGCGTCGTGAGAAACAACCTCCAAGATGGTGCCGTCGGTCGGGTTACCAACCGAGGACTCAATACGAACCACGCTCACGTCGCCAAAGGCCCCCAGACCCTTGAAGGTGAACATGTCCCCGTCGGTTTTGGTGGCGGTCAGCGTCTGCGCGTAGGTGGTCATGGCGACCGTTCCCGCCGCATCAGGATCGGCGATATCGTCCCACGCAGTAGAGGCCCCGCTTGCGGCCCAGGCGAGAGTACCGGAACCATCGGTGGTGAGAACCTGCCCGTTCGTGCCGTCAGCCGACGGATACGCATAGGTTACGCCGTTAAGTTTCAGGGTATCAAAAATACCCAATCGCCAGGCTTGCCCGCCCCGGCCACCAATAACGCCCAGTCCATCCTTCGGCGGCGGTACAAACTCTTCGGCAAACACCGGAGTTGCCGCCAGCAAAAGGGCCAACACCATACACCAAATCTTTTTCATTCTTCGTCCTCCTGTTGTTTCGGCACTACCGATGCTAAAGCGTTAAGAACCTGCGGGGCGGTGCCCTCGGCAAACACCCCGCACCGGCTCAAGATAAAAGTCCCCACGTTGTGCCGCGCGATCATCGCCGGGTTTGCGGGGTCCAACGTACAGCCAAAAAAGCAATGCGTTAAAATATCATCCAAGACCTCTTTCCCGATCTCGCTGGAGAAGAAAAGCCCGTGGTATTTATCCCGCGCGTCCTCCATTACTGCCCCTCTCGCATAAGCATGGCGGCGGCGCTATTCGGGTCAATTCCTTTACCCGCTGCGGGCATGGCCTTGGCAACCTGAATGCTTTCTTCAAGCTGCTGCCGATGCTCAAGCGCCTGTTGTCGCATATTGCGAACGGCTTCAACCGATTTTGGAGACCGCAAATCTTTCTGTGGGAAGCCCCTGGAGAGCAACAGATCAACCGCCGTCTTGTCCTCGTCCACATGATCAAGAACGCTCGGGAATACCTGCGCAACGAGGCTAAGGGCTTCTAGCCCTTGCTGAATACCCTGAGACATGAAGAGTTTCTTCTGCGCCTGGGCCAATGGCCCGAGGTATTCAACTTCAATTCGGCCCGATCCAGTCACGTCTAGCAAAATCTGCGGGGGTGGTGGGATTCTCCCGGCTCGATACTCGATAGCAAAGACCGTATCGTGGATCGGGCCGAAATGCTCCGTCTCCATTCGTCCGATGCGCGGGCCGAGCACTGCCGCTTTCTCGCCGCTCATTTCGATAACCTGCGTGGCGGTAAGCTCCACTTTCTGTAACGCGGCTTGGGACAGCATCAAGAAAAAATCAACATGAAAATGCTCCTTGATCTTCTCGTCTATGCGGTCCTGCATGTTAAGCGCAAAGGGCAGCTGGATGTTCTCCTGCAACACCTTCGGCATCATGTTCATATCGGTGAGCGAAGTCCACCCTTTCGGCCCGCGCTGCACGGACCCGCGCAAAGCCTCCATTCCGGCCATGGGCGGCTCAACCATTTTGTGGCCGGCGATCAGATTGGTCTTCGCTATCTGATTCGCGGTCATCGCGGATACAAAAGCATCCGACGCTGGGCTTCTTCCGTACCATTCGTCGGAGTTTTTGCGCCAACGCCAGGTGACAAACGATTGATTATCGGTGCCGGACTCTTCCAGGACGCGCAATGGGGATTTCAGAACCCACACGGAGGCGAAGGGTTTGTTTTTCTTATTCAACTTTTCAGGATCGTAGTCCCTGCGCGGGTATCTGGCGTGGACTACTTCCCGTTCCGCATGGATGTTCTTCTCGTAGTCCTGCCGGAACTGCTCCCCGATCTTTTCCAGCATGGTGGCATAACCGAACTTCTCCACCAGCTGTTTCAGGGTCAGTTTGTAGACCCGGAAATTGGTATCGATCATGCCGAACGCGTTCTCAGCGCAGTAGCATTCCCGGAAATGGGGGACCGAAAAGATAATTCGTCCGCGCTTAACGTCTTCGTCGATGTTGGTGGTGACCGTGCCGATGCTGGCCGCGTCCCGGGTAACTTCCGGGGCAACGTCATAGAGATTGCTGGCAAGATACGCAGCATACATAGCCTCTTCCGCGTCTTCCAGCCAGCCTTTTACCTCGGGGAATGAGTCTAACCGGCGGCCCCCGTCCTGACTACTTCGCAAGGGGGAGGTTCTCGCAAAATTGATACGGTGAGGGAGGGAATAACCGAACCATTTGAAAGAACGGGAGACGGTATAACCCGTCAGGCCGTCGGTCAGCAGATTGAGAGCCCGCAGCGCCGTGTCGTCATAGACCTGGATGCCGGTTTTGGCGCCTTTGGCGGTATCTTTCTCCAAGATTCGCCTGCGACCATGGTAGATGTACGTCAGAATTTCATCGATATGCGCTTCATACGGACGGCGGATATCTTCAAGAGAGGCCAGGGCACCCGTTATGGTCTTGAGCAAAGCCAGTTCATTTTCATCTACAGACTGAACCATCGTGCTTTTACCCCAAGGTGGTTTTTGTACCAGGAACGGACCCAACCGCCCCTGTCGGGCTGGTAAGAATCGTCGAAGCAAACCCTCTTCGTTTCATCAAAAGCTCGGATTGCCGCCGCGCCGCCTCTTTAACCCCAGCGGCTTCTTCAGACGCACGGCGGGTTTGTTCGGCCATCATATTTCGCAGCGACTCTTCCCGCTTTTCCGCTTTCCTTTCCGCAACCTTTTCCGACGCACCACCGGCTATTAGACTGGCCCCCGCGGCGGTAATGTAGGGTTGGTTGGTATATAAGCCAACCGCTGTTACAACCACCCCCGCTACCGCTTTTACGACGCTGCTCATATCAAAGCCCGTAGGTCAGAGGGTTGTATTCTCCGTTCATCGGCCCCACCTTCTGCGTGAACAGCTGAACCGGCATGACTTGTGCGATCTTGATCCCCGTTCGCACGATGTATCGCGTGTCGTCCATCAAGTGATCGTCCTGCTTCTCTGCTACTTTGCCATTTTTGTCACGGTGGTAGGTGCGGAACTCCTCAAACCACCCGGTACAAGAGCGAAATATCTTCAATCTTCCCGAAGACATGCGCATCCAAACGTCGTACAACCCCGCTTCGATGGCATTATCTGCCATAACCAAGTGTAAGCCAAGCGCCCGGTACAAGTCAAGCAGTTTTTCACCGTCTTTTTGCGACCCGCTTTTAGACCCAGGACAAACGCATCCGGGTATCCAGGCCCCCCGGGTTTTAATGGCCTCTGCGTGGACAACCGGCTCTGCCACACCCCGCTTGTAAACGCTCGTGAGATACAAAATGTCGGCCTCCCGGTCATACGCCCCCCAAATAGCCGCCGTTGCGTTCCACCCGACGTCCAAGGCATATGCCTGCGGCCAATACGGCGGGATCGGGAAGTCATCTACGGTGATATCTGCCTCCGGTATCGGCCAAATTGCGCCGGCGCCCATGGCCGGGATACCCTTGGCCCGCGCGTCGCGTTGATGCGGCGGCAGCTCCGCCCACATCCGGTCTTTCATCGCCTTGGTCAGATGCGGCGCGTCGTCCCAGGTAGCGGTGACCAGGTATTTCCCCCCAATCTCTCCGTCCTTGGGTAGCCCGCCCGGCATATACTTGAGCACCACGTCACTTATGCCCTGCAACGGGGTAAAAGTGAGCATGATCAGTCCATTTGTGGTCATGGTCCGCAGCAAACACTCCTCGTAAACGTCCGATGGCGGCTCTTCATCCAGCAGAATAACGTCCTGCTCCGTCCCCTCGAACGACTCCCGGCCCTGCTCAAAGCTCTTCAGGACCAACACCGAGACTTCCCCGGACACATGCTTGACCAGGATCGTCTCCACAACATCCGGTACGCTGGACGCTTTCTTCTTGTGATCGACAATTTTATCCGCCGGGATCAACCCCGTGCCTATGTCCGTTATCGGCCCGAGCAGCTTATCCTGCAAAATCTCCTTGGTCTTCTGATTGGTAGTGCCCGCCGCCCATGCCTTGATCGGAAAGCGGAACCTCCGGCCCACCCACCACTCGGGGTACTCGCCGGTAAGATGCCAAACCAGCTCATACCCGCCGATACCCTCCGTCTTGCCCACACGGTTAGCCGCGATCACAGCGCGCTCGTTGTACTGCGCCCCGGCGGCGAAAAAGTGCATGTGCTTCGGATAGTTCTGGCGGGACAGGGGGCCGGTCTCGGGATACATGCTGTAGATCTTCCGGGTACGCAGGCGCCGGTACTTCTCTTGCAGGAGCTTGTACTGCTCCTCCATCTGCTTCCGCGTTAGATCTGCCATGTTGTTCTCCGCTACTAGCGTGTTGCCCTATACGAGCCGGGCCAAAAAATTTTTCAAGGCGTTTCTCGACCGAAAAATTTTGCAACCAAAAATTTCATACCACATTGCGCT